TACCCCATGTGCTTTCTCCCCAAAATCCTGCACCCCAACCTGTACCTGCAACAAATACATCTAAACCAACTCCATATTGATAGGCAGCTACAGCACTTGATCCACCACCAGGAGAGTTACTCGCATCTGTAGCAGTAGCTGATACTGACATTGTTATTGTATAAGTATTAGTAGTTGTAGAAACTATTTCATATTCTTGATTTAAAACTGCAGCAGTAACATTACCACCCATAGTAGTTGCTCCAGAAAATGTAACAAAATCTCCTGGATTTCTATTGTGTGAAGTATCATTGACTGTAAGTGTTGATGATCCTTCTGTAGCAGTAAAGGTTACATCACCTGCAGCAGTTGTATTATCAATAGGTGTAATATCGTAAAAATTATTACCTTCTTGTATATACCACTTTAAGTGTGTTCCTAAAGAATTAAAGTGTGTAAGCTCTGATGTTTTAAAAGTATGTATTTCTCTACAAGTACCTAAGAAACTTGTAGGAGAGTTTTTTGACCAACCGCCTATTTTTTCTGGATTGCCAAATCTAAACCTAATTTTATCTGAATCTAACCAACCGCCTTCATTAGCATATGAGGTTAATTCTTTGTTTATTCCTGGTCTAAATTTATATTTAACTAGAGCCATTTATACCTCATGCCATTGCTCTCCTTGAAATAAAAGAGCTTCTGCTTCACGCCTTCTAACTAAACCTTTCAAAACTTCTCCACCTGCTTTATTCCATCTTTTCATTTGATAAGGCACTTCTTCATACATACCTTTATTTAAAACTTTTAACATTGTAGAACTAGCTAAATTTGTTGGTCCTAAGTTATATGTCCAACATACCAAAGCATCAAACTGACATTGCTCTAATTCAACATCTACTAAATCTTCTACATACTGTTCAAATTCTTCTAGTTCTATAGTTAAAAAAGATTCAGCTTCTTCTTTTGATATTTCCATGCCTTCAAATACATCTTTAGTATGACCCCAACCTATAGTCCAAACGCCAACACTATCTTGATAAGCTTTAAGTTCTAGTCCTTCAAACTTCTTTATAAGAGCAATTCCTTCTTTTGATATTTTCATTTTTTTACTCCTCGTTGGTAGTAACTTTTCTATAATAAACGACCACTTCTTTAAGCTCATTTATATACCTCTTTAACTCCTGCATATTGTAAGCCATCAACTCATAGTCAGGAATTGACATAGCTACAAAGACTATACGACCTTCTTCCTTTTTTACTCTTTCTAAAAAATCATCTACATTTAATTCTGAAACCACAAACCAAAATGGCTCTTTCAAATCTATTTCTCTTGGCAATATTGGCTGAGCAATCTTACGCTCAACAGGTTTGCTAATTACATCTACTTGTTTAGGGATTAGACTGCAACTGTAAGCCATTATCGAGACTATCAATAATACGGCTATCTTGTTCAATACTATCAAATACTTGTTTAGTTCCATTATTCACCCTCTTTTCAATAAGTCCTGGCTTTGCTGCAGCTAACTTACTTAATTCATGTCTTTTAAAAATATCTAAATATCTATTCATTTCTAGCTGAATTTCTTGATTTTTAGACTGTAAATCTAAAAGACCTTTTGTTTGTTGCTCAAAATCGGTTTGTAAAGTTTCTATAGTTAATTTTTGTTCTTGATCTCTCAACTCAAATGCTTGATTTAAAGAAGCTAATGATGAATTTTGCCAATATAAAAATCCACATATAGAAATTAAAACTGCTATTACTCCTAATAAAACTTTACTCATTGACCGCAAACCACAAAAATATCATCTACAACTTGGCAAGTATCTCCTTTGTTTACAGTTATAGTGCCTTCTATTTCTTTACCTTTTTTTGCTACAAAATCTTTTAATTCTTCATCATAAGCTACTATTGTTTTTGCACAGCTTACTGTGAAGATAAAGATTGTAATTATTATAAATATTTTTTTCATTGACTTTGCCTTATTACTATTACTGACGACCCACCGCCATTTACTTTTACTTGGTTAGTAACACCATCTTGTTCTAAAACTACCAAATAGCTTTCACCACTATCTATTTGTATAGATGTTGAAGAAGCTACTGATCTTGTTAATTTTACTTCTTGTCCTGAAACTATAGTAGTTATTTGTGTTTTTTGATCTTGTCCTATAGTTGTGCCTTCTATATTTACTGCTGAAACTGTTTGTGTAAGTTCCTCTTCATTATCTAAAACATCTAATTCAGTAATAATTTCTAATAAATCTTCTAAAAAATTTACATTCAGAGCATCATAATCTAATTCTGTAAACTCTAATTCATCTGTATCTAAAGCATCTTCTGCTAGATAATCAATATCTAATTCTCCAAAATCTAGTAGATTATCTTTTTGTTCTGTAGCATTTTCTTCTTCTGTATTTTTGTTATCTTCTTTTGGTGGAGTAATAATCAACATATTGTTAATAAAATCCAAAGATAAATCTAAAATAACAGGTTTACTAGGCGGTGCTTCGTAAACTCTAGTTGTAGTAGCTTGATATGGTTTATTTAAAATAACAGTACCCATTGCAGTAGTAACTGAAATTTCTCCTGATGGATTACCTAATTCGTCTGGCAGTAAAATAAATAAACTCTTACCTGTGTCTGGCTCTACTGTTATCGTGAAGTCTGTACCCCTTATACCTACGACTGCACTATTTGTAGTCAGCTTTATATTTTTTTTTGATATTGAATTAGTAAGACTAGATGTAAATCTTGCTGTGCCTTTTACAAAATTTAACGCTAACTTAGAATTATCAGGATTAGGATCAAATACAAATTCGTCTATTACTACTTTAGAATGTTCTGTAATTCTTATCTTAGTATCATCTATAAAAGTAATACCCATTCTACCTGCTTCGGTTTCAGCTTTGTCATATGACTGAATACCAAAGTTAGCTTTTACATCATAGTTTTTATCTCTTTCTATCCGTGCGTAACCTGATACCTGTTCTACTATTCCAATATCAACAGCTTGTGCTTGTGCCTTGATCGTTTTGATTGACACAGAAAGTACCATTAGAGCCGTTAGAAGTAATCTTAAGCCAATCATTATCTAGTGTACTTTGTTGCGTAACATTTATAGTTCTTGATCCTCCTGTGTGCGTTAAGTGAAAATACGCACCTTGATAGCCATCTCCGTCAAATGTAACTGTATTATCAGAGCCGTCAATATTCATATAGTTTGTAGCTAAATCTTGATCTATAGCAGATGTTATAGAGTTATTTGATCCATTAATTGTCCAATCTAAATCTAATGTAGAAGCTTGTGCATTAGTAGCTTGACTAAAAGTAAAAGCATTTGATGATCCAGATACTTGTACATTTACATTAGAACTGTCTGCACCATAAGTATTATTAGGGTCTGTCTGTATAGCAAATGTATTGGAATCTCCTGTAAACTCAAAAAACCCTGTGTAACTATCAGCATATATATCGCCTTTAAATATGTTTGAACTACCTAGCTGATTTATATCTAAGGTCATAGTAGCACCATCTAAATCCAAAGCTGTCATAGTACCCGCAACAGCATCTGATCCACCTATCAAGTTACCTGATCCTAATTGTTCAATATCTATACTAGTAGTAGCACCTGCTTGATCAATAGATATTTCATTATCAGCACCAAACATAAATGTTGGCAAGAAAATAATTATTAAAAAAAAGTTTCTATTCATTTAAACTCCAATATTCTTTTTGAATTCCTTTTTCTATCGTAGCTAAAACTGCTTCTTCAATAGCAGATTGTAATGCAATCGTAACGCTTTCATTTTCAACATCTCCATTTTCTATTTCTATAAGCTCTGTGCTATCACTAATAAATCTAAAAGCGTCTTGATTAGTGCCTACGCTAAGAATTGTTTTACTTATGGTTACTTCTATTAAAACTCTGCCTGTTAAAACAGATACTGTTCGTAAAGATAAAGACACAGTATCTTGTCTATATTGCTTTGAAGCTCCTATTCCTAATAGTCTAGCACCTCTACCGCCACTTCTAGTATTTGTTTCATATCCAATTATTGCACCTTCCATGATCAAACCCGCAAACATCAAAGGTTTTAATTTTTGCGGATCATCAAATGTTTCTCTAGTATTTCTAATTAACTGTCTTTCTTTAGTTAAATTATCTAATCCTATTCTTTCAACAACCTCAAAAAATTCTCCGTCTGCTACAGACTTCAAAGTTTTAATAAGCAGTACATATGGTGCTTGTGTTACTGCTGTGCTGAAAGTTGCAAAGGTACTATTACTTCTTCTTTGTCCTGTTTGATCTGTAAAAGATGTAGGATAAATAGCTATTATAGGTTTCTTTATAGGTTTTTTATATTCAGCTAATTCTTTATTTATTAAACCAATTCTCTCAGGAAACTTCGATATTTCCTGGTTTTGTAAAGCATGATCATAAAATACTGTACAGCTAGAAAGTAAAACTATTAAGAGGAAAAGTAATAACTGTTTGTTTATTAGCTTCATTTGTAACTGTTAATGTGATATTTGTTTCATCAACTTTGTAATCAATAGTATTCCCCTCAAGTTCTATTGTTCCGTTATCTTGTGCTGTTTCTCCAAATAACTTATCTACTAGTTGTTGAGATAACTTTGCATAAACCCTTGTTTCAAAGTTTCTAATAAATCTTGCAGTAGTAGTATTTTGTTCATCTCTTTCTGCTTGTTCTATTAAAGCTTCTACTTCTTCTTCTATTGTTTTATATCTACTGTGTTCTTGATTTTCTATTGTTAAATAATGTTGCGATGTATTTACACCTGAAAAACTAGGAGATTTAAATTTAAATGTCATTTCATCAGCTAATGCTAGATTTACACAAAAAGCAATTACTATAAATAACCCAACATACATACAAATAATTAAAGCTAAGTCTTTTTGTTCCGCTCTTTTTCTAGCTGCTATTTCGACTTTTGAAGGTCTGCCTCTTTTTCTTTTAATCTTTTCTTTGGTCATCTCTTTCTGCTTTTGCAATTTTATCTTTTTGTACTAATTGTGGCACACCTAACATAGTTTTTAGCAAAGTATCTTGTCTTATTATTTCATTATCTACACTTCTTACTCGGTCTATAAGTGATACTAAAATACCCTGTTGTGCGTCTAGCTTCTGCTGTAATCTTCCTTCCATAGCTTTAAGCTGTTCGTTTACTTTGTCATCAACTACATCTATTTTAGATTCCATGCCATCTATAATTCTGTTTATTAATTTCCATACAAAGATACCTAAACCAAGTGCTGCCGCTACAGGAAAACCTAACTCAGTTATTAGTCTTACAATATCGTCCATTAATCTATAGGATCAAATAATCCTAACTCTATTAGTTTAGTTCTGTTAGCTTGATGTACTGCTTCAATAGCTGCTTTATTTTGTCCAAAGTATTTTGCTGCCATATATCCTTCAATCATAGCTTCATTTACATTTTCTCCATCGCAAACTACTGTGCCTAAAACTCTACCAAATTTACCTCTTGAATCTCTTAACTCTGTTCTTATTACTACAGTATCTGCATCTTCTATAGCCATTTTTAAAAACATAGCTGACATCTTTCCTCTAGCTTTTTCATCTTTATTGCGAGTTCTTGATTCAGGTGTATCTATGCCATAAAGTCTGACTCTAGTTTTATAAAGCACAGAAAAACCTAAATCTAAAGTTACATCTATGGTATCTCCATCTACTACTCTATCTACTGTGCATTTATATTCATACATCGTATTTCCTATTTTCTTTTAAGTATTTTAAATAAGCTTTCATATTTCTTTCTACTCTTCTATCTGCCCATATTTTTAAACTAATGAGACCTAATAAAAATAAAAGATTGAAGCCTATTCCAAAGATTAGATCGTAATCCATTAATGTAGAACTATTTCTTCGCTATCATCTAAATCAAATGCAAACAAAGTATCAAGTTCTCCTACAATAATTAAATCTTTAGCTTGAGCAGTACACTCTGCAACTTCTTCACTCTCTGCAATAATACTTGGTCCTTCGTATCTTTTGCCTTTATGTTCAAACTCAGTTAAGAATATTTTCATATAACTCTTGCTAAAACTTCTATTGAAGCCATTGTTGCGTACAAACCAACTATTAAAAGTTCTATACGAACAAATCTTTTATTACCTTCATCAAGTCGTTTTTCTATATTTTCGTATCTAATAGAACATTCTCTTTCGTGTGAATGTATCTTATTAAGTGCTTCATTACTCATTATTTATTGTCATCTATTGTTGTTCGTGCCTCTGCTCTTTTTGTAGAAATATCAGAAGGAATAGCTTTTCCTGTGTCTGCTTTTCTAACAACATACCAATCAGTATCTTTCAAATATTTTTGTGCAGTACCTACAGCATCTGATTTGTCTTGAGCTACTTTGTTAGTTTTAGTATCACTAGACATTGCTTTAAATTTGTTTATTGAATTTGTACTTGCAGCTTCATCAACATCAAAAACTGTTTGCAAACATTCACCTAAGTTAGCAAAACCAAACTCAGTTTCTTTACCTGAAATTACAACACCATCAGAATCAATTATTTCTTGTTCTTCAAGTGCAACACAATGTTCAATTAAATTTATTTCTTGTTCTGTTAAACCTGTTCTATCTATCATTAGTACATTCTCCAAGCTGATAAGTAAGCATTAGAAAAATATTGAGTAGAATTTTGACTACTTACATATCTATATCTAACTTCTTCTCCTGCATAAAATCTAATTCCAATATAATAAGTACCACTTAAAGTAATTTGCCCTTCTGCTATAAATGTAGTTGTACTCCAATCTCCAATAGCACTACCCATACCATCTACTAAATGACTGTTAGCATTTCCTGAGTGAGCTAAAAACATATAAGTTGTATCTGCAGTATCACTTGCATATCTTCCTAAAGAAGCTGATCCTCTTATATACCATGTTCCTGTGCCTAATGTTATATAGTTTCCTGTAACACTTGTTCCGTTATAACCATACCTAACTGTTGTTCCCAATGGGTGCCAAAAATATCCCGAAGCTGCTGTTCCTAATCCTGATGGAGTTGCATAATCTCTTTTTAAAACATCAGGAGCTCTGTTTACAGCACCTGAGCTTGAAGATAAAAAACCTGATGAACTGTTATGTCTTAAATCTCCTGTAATTGTGCTTGATGCAGTAACTGTTGTAACACTTGGAGTTGATGAAAGAGCCAAAGTTGGAGTACCAGAAGTGCCACCTCCTGTTAAATTACTACCTGCAGTTACTCCTGTAATATCTCCTTTTGCATTAAGTTGAGTTTGTATAGCAGAGGTTACACCATCTAAATATTGAAACTCTGTGTTGCTAACATTTCCGTTGGCGATTTTTGCAGCATCTATTGCAGCACCTGATTTAATATTGGCATCTTCTACATTAGTTAAGCTATTACCCGTTGCATCTGCATCAAAAGTTTTATTAGTAAATGTTGTGGTACTGTCTGCACTAATAGGAGAAACTCCTCCAATTTTAGCATTTGAAGATAAATCAATGTAATCTAAACAATCTATAACTCCTGCTCCTGCTCCTGTACCTTCTAAAATAATCATCTTAGTCATGTTGTTAGGAATAGTTACTGTATTACCTGATCCTTGTTTTATTGTTATGCTTTGCCCACCACTTGTTGAATTTCTTATCAACATAATTTTTGAAACTGTAAGTGGTTTTATAGTAAGAACTCTTGTTACATCTAAAGATTGACTAGAAGTTACATTTATAAATATTCTTCTATAATTATGAGAAGATTGATCTATTGTTACTTCTTTATCTGCATTAGTATCAAAAGTTGCTTCTGTACCATAAGAAAAAGCTTCTCCTATCAACTCTAAATTAAGATTAGTAGTATCACCCCATGTACCACTACCTTCACCTGTAGCTAGTTCAGTTAATACTAAATCGTTATCATAACTTGGCATAATTTACCTCTTT